CTATGAGATGCGGGTAGACTTTATCCCGCTGCCATGCACAGGGGAAGAGTGCGGGGCCTGGCGTGATGGTGCATGCCGTTATGCGTCTGTAAATCTGGACAACGAATGAAAGAATTTCCTCAAATTCAATAGCACAAGGCCCACGCTTCGGCGGCGGGCCTTTTGTTATGCCCAAAACGCGGTGACGGCATAAAAAGCACCCGGCGGAAATAAGCCGACAGGCTATAAACGGAGGGAAAAAGCCATGAACAAGGACGATGAAAACAAGGCTGTCCAGCAGCCTGCGGCTGCCGAGGAGAGCAGCCAGCAGCCTGCGGCCGAGCAGGACAGCGGCCTGCCCAAAACACAGGAGGAACTGGATGCACTGATTGAAAAACGGCTGGCGCGGGAGCGAAAAAAGCTGGCAAAAGCTTCGCCGGGAACACAGGCATCCGGCGCTCCGGCGGCGGAAGGCAGTGCGGCACAGCCTGAGGCACAGAGCGCGCAGCCAGGCGTGGACGCTGCGGCTCTGGCGGAAAAGGACCGCGAACTGCTGATTGCCCGGGCGCAGCTGGACGCTTATCGTGAGGGGATCGTCCCCGGCGCGGTGGAGGACGCCGTCTACCTCGCTGTGATGCAGGCCGAAAAGGCCGGAGAGGCGGATGAGGAGGGCGTGCGCGACGCTTTGAAAGAAGTGCTCAAGCGCCATCCGGAATGGAAGCCCCAGAAAAAGGAAGCCGCGAAGAACGGCTTCAAGGTTGGGGTGGATACGACCGGCGCCGATGGAAAAGACGGCGCGGGCAAGCGTGCCCTGCCTACGGGCACGGTGATTTTGTAAGCGAAAGGATGATTTGAAGTTATGGCAAGAACAAATGCAATCAGCCTGCTGGCAGGCGCCAGCACCCCGGCGACTTTGGCCGAGATTTACGGCCGCGTCATTGAGAACGTGCAGAAAAGCACGCTTTCCACCACGCTGAAAAGCCAGCTATACACGGGGAACCCCGCCGCCGGCAGCGTGGAGTTCAAGCGCTTTGTGAACAGCGCGTCCAAGGCCTACGGCACCGCACGCGCGGCAGCCAAGGGCGATAAGGTGACCGCTCCGCCCACCACGGTGAACCTGAACCAGCACAAGGAGATCGTGGAAGAGGTTGCGAAATTCGACCTTGACACATTTGGCGTGGCGGGCGTCATGCAGCGCCGGGCCGACAATCATGTGGTGAGCATGAGCGCGGAGCTTGACCGTGCATTTTTCGCACAGGCGGCAGCAGATGGAACGGCTTTTTCTCCAGCCAGCGGCGTTACGGCCATTCAGGAAATTGTAGAGAGCATGATCCAGACCCTGGAAACCGTGCACAACGACTATGTGGACGGCGTGGACCGCAGCATGATGGACCTTGTGCTGACGCCGGCCAAGTACGGCCTGCTGCGCACGTTCCTGGACACACAGAGCAATCCCAATGTGGATACAGCCGGTGAGGAGTTCGGGATGTACCACGGTGTGCGCGTATACAGCTGCACACGCATGCCCGTGACCACCGAAACGGTGGAGGAAACCAAAACAAAGACCACTGTGACCGACGCGCTGCTGATGGTGCGCGGCGCTGTGGCACAGCCCGTTGTGGTGAACCAGTACGGCGACCCGGAAAAAATTCAGCTGTCCAACGATTACGCCGTAAGCCTGTTCTATGACTACGGCACCAAGGCGCTGACGCCGGACCTGATCTTCAAACTGCAGACGTCCACCACGGCGTAAGAGAGGGGGGGTGGACCGCATGGAGAAGTATGTGAACCGGAGCACCGGCGTGCTGCTCCAGCCTGCGCAGGAGAGCGTGGCCGCGATGCTGGCGCGCGACCCGATGTGGGCAATTTGTACACCTGAACCAGAGCCGGAGCCTGAGCCTAAACCGGAGCCGGAGTCTGAACCGGAGCCGGCAAAGACCCGCAAAGGCAAAGCTTCAAAGGAGGAATAACGGATGCAATACGCCAGCAGCGAGGACTACGCAAAATATTGCCCGGGCGGCACAGTGCCGCCGGAGGAGCAGGACGCAGCGTTGGACGCTGCCAGCCGTGACATCGACGGGCTGACCTTTGACCGTATCGTCGCGGTGGGATTCGACCGCCTGACGGCGTTTCAGCAGGAGCTGGTGAAGCGCGCCGTGTGCGAACAGGCGGAGTTCCGGTCTGTATATGCCGAGCTGCTGGCGAGCCCGTTTTCCTCTTACAGCATCAACGGCGTGGCCATGCAGTTTGACGGTGCGGGCATCGTGGAGCGCGGCGGCGTGAAAGCGCCCGCTCATGTGATGAGCCTGCTGCGCCAGACGGGGCTTACGTTTTTGGGGGTGCAGCAATGAAGTGGCCGGAGCTTGTGCCGCCGGCGGTGTGCAGGGTGCCGATTGCCGTAACGCTGACAAACGGAAACGACGAGGACGGTGCGCCGAGGGTGGCTGTGGTGGTGGAAACAATGTGCAATTACAACGGCAAAGGCGGATGGAGCGTGGACGAGCGGCGCCAGGCTGTACGATACACGGCGTCCGCGCTTTTCCCGGGCGATATTGCGCCGGAACTTGTGCATTTGACCGGATGGGCTGACGTGCTGGGCGCACGGCTTACCATTCACGCGGCAGACCGTGCGCGTAACCCGGACGGCACGGTGAACTATACCCGTTTGGAGCTGATGTAGTATGGTTGAGATCAAGCTGGATGAGGCGGCGCTGGCCCGGCTGGACGGGGCGGCGAAGGCCGCGGCGCTGGAGACGGTGGAAGCGGTAAAGACCGACCTTGTGAGCAGCCAGACAATGCCGTTTGACACAGGCGCGATGCAGGGCAGCCTGCACACGGAGCAGTTTGACGCGGCGGACGAAAGCCATACGGTGCTCCAGACGGACGGCCCGCAGGCCCGGCGGCTGTATTTTCATCCCGAGTACAATTTCCAGCGCGGGAAGAACCCAAACGCAGGGGCCGCCTGGTACGGGCCTTATGAAGCGGGCGGGGCAAAAGAAAGATTTATCCCCGACACTTTTGCGACGCGGATGAAGGAGAAAATACCATGATGCTGGAAAGGTTGAAAAACTACATCAAAGCGAATACCGACGTGGGCGAGGGCATCCAGCTGGGCGGCATCGACGGGAATACGGAGAAATACATCGGCGTATATCCCGGGAAACCGCCGGCTGCGCAGCGCGTGTGCCTGGGTGGAGCAGAACAGACCCGCGCCGGCGAGTTTTATGCCGCGGTGCTGGTGCATTGGGGCAGGAACATGCGGTCCGCACAGGCCAAAGCCGATGCGGTATACGCTTTGTTTTATGCCCGCGGGGCCTTCGACATGGACGGCTGCACCGTGTGCGCCGTGGAGCCCGGCGGCGGGCCCGTGCCTGTGGGGAAGGACGACCGGGGTGTGTGCGAGTTCGTGATAAACCTGAAAATGACTTACATGAAGGAGTGAGAGTATGGCGGCAAAGACGGGCGTATATCCCGTATTTGAAAACAAATTCAAGATCGGTGCCTCTGCCGAAAGCCTGAACACCATTGCCGAGATGGAAAACTTCAGTGTATCCATCGACGGAAACGTGGAGGAATGGAGCCCGATGGAGCAGGAGGGATGGCTGAAACGGATGGTGACGGGCAAGGCCCTGACCATCAGCCTGTCCGGGAAGCGCTGTATCGGCGACCCGGGCAACGATTTTGTCGAGGCCAGCGCCTGGGGAACAGGTTCCGACTGCGAAGCGCATTTCGAATGGGAGTTCCCCAGCGGTGCGAAGCTGGCTTTCCCCTGTGTGCTGAGCGTGACCAACCCGGGCGGCGGCGAGAGCCGCAATGTTGCGGGATTGGAATTTGACGTAATGTCCAACGGCAAGCCGACGTTTACCCCCGCTGCCGGCGCCTGATATGCATAGGCCCCCGCTCTTTTGGGCGGGGGCTTTCTTTGAAATGAGAGGAGAAAACGACATGGGAAAATTGTACACGCTGGACGGTAAGCTGCTGACCGAGACGCCGGAGATCCGCATCGGTGAAAAGGTGTATCCGGTAGACAGCCGACAGAAAACCGTGAAAAAGATCCTTGCGCTGGCGGATGACGAAAGTGTGCCGATGGGCGAACGCATCGACGAGGCGCTGAAGCTTGCGCTGGGCGATGAAAACGCGGTTGAAATCGACCGGATGGACATGCCGTTCCCGGCTTATCAGCGGCTGTTTGAGCTTGTGATGAACGCAGTGACCGGGCAGGAGGACGAACCGGACAAGGCCCGATTTCAGACAGAAAAAGGCTGACGAGTGGTATGACCTGGACTATGACGCCGTGCTGATCGAGCAGAGCATCGCCAAACAGTACGGCATCCTGCCGGCTGCGCAGGGAGAGCTGGGCTGGGCCGAATGGGTAAAGCTCGTCGGCGGCCTGATGGATGACACGCCGCTGGGGCGCGTGGTTGCGGTGCGCAGCGAGAGCGACGCGAACCTTGTGCGCAGTATGCCGCAATGGCAGAAACAGCTGCGCACCGAGTGGGCGGCGTTCCGTGCAAAGAGGGATGTGATGCGCATGGGCGCGGCGGTGGTGCGAAGTGAAATGGATGCACTGGAGCGCATGATGGCGAAGATGTTTGGAGGTGAGTGATATGCCGGAGGGCACAGGCGTAGGCAGCGTATATCTTGACTTTGTTGTGCGCAACACGGTGGCGCAGCAGATACGGGATATCACAAGCCAGGCAGCCGCACAGGCACAGAAGGGGTTCGAGGCCGCCGGAAAAGCCTCCGGCGACGCCATACAGCGCGCTTTCAGCGGGGGATACAACAAGACACTGGAGAAAGCGCGCGTCAAGGTGCGCGAGTTGGAAAGCCAGTTTGACAGCCTGGGCAGTAAGATGGACGGCATGCGGCAGAGCGCCAAAGGAATGTTCAAAGGGCTGAAAGACCCCGGACGCGCGGCCGATCAGTTTTTGGGGAACGACAAAGCGTTCAATGCCCTGACCGCACAGCAGGAGGCTGTCAGCCAGAAGCTTCTTCAGGCACAGGAAGTTTTGCGCATTGAGACAGAGGCGGCCTCGGCGAAAGCCGCGCAGGCGCAGCAGCGCGCGCAGGAAAAAATGGCGGCAGCGGCAGAACGCTCCAAGGCCAGGCAGGAGGCGGCCGAAGCCAAAGCAGCCGCGGCGGAGGAACGTGCGCGGCAGCGTGCTGTTGCCGCAGCAGAGCGGGCAGAAGCAAAAAAGACTGCGGCCGCTGAACGCGCCGCAGCGGCGGAAAAACGGGCGCAGGCGCAGGCCGCAAGGGAGAGCGAGAAGCAGTGGCAGAAAGCCACAAAGGGCATACGCGGCCTGTTCAAAACCGTCGGCAGCACCATGAAGGCGACCTTCCTTACGGCGGGGCTGTACGCGTTTTTCCGGGCAATGAAAAGCCTGATGTCCGGCGCGGCCGGGCAGAGCAAGGAGTTCAGCGCCGCATTGGAGAGCGTCAAAAACAATCTCCGCACAGCGTTTGCCCCCATTCTCGACGCCGTCCTTCCGGCCCTGACGGCCCTGATGCAGGGGCTTGCGAACGCCACGCGCGCCGTGGCCGCTTTTATCGCTTCGATTTTCGGGCAGACCTTTGCGCAGGCGGAGGCCGCGGGCAAAAAGCTCCAAAGCGTGAGCAGCGCGGCGGGCGGCGCTGCCAAAAAGGCAAACGCCACGCTTGGCATTGACGAGCTGAACGTCGTTGATCCGGGCGGGGGCGGCGGTGGCGGTGGGGCCTCCGCCGCAATCGCAGATACCGGCGAGGAAATGACCGGGCTGATGAAGCCTTTGGAGGCGTTTTGGGCGCGTTTCAAAGAGCTTATGGCGCCTTCCATTGCCGCGTGGAGCGCTGCATGGGACCAGATACAAGGCAAGGCCGTGGAGGTATGGCCGCGGGTGCAGGCCGCTGCGCAAAACCTGTGGGATACCGGACTGAAACCGCTGGGCGATTATCTGCTGACGGATTTCGCGCCCAGCGTGGCGAATGCCTTTTCCGAGGCGTTCGCTCCCATTACGGGCGATGTGATCAGCGCGAAGCTGCAGATGTTTGCTGATTTCTTTGTGTGGGCGTGCGGTATCGTGACAGATGCGGTCAACAGTGTATTGCTCCCCGCGCTGAACCTTGTAAAGCATATCTGGACCGGCCTGATGGACGGTATCAAAGCCACCTGGGAGCAGTACGGAGAGCCGATCTGCGACGGCGTGGTAGAGGCGTTCAACTGGATATTGGATATCCTTCAAAGCCTGTGGGATACCGCGGTGAAGCCGTTCCTGCAGTACTGCATTGAAAAAGGCACGGAGCTTTGGGACCAAACGCTCAAACCGCTGTGGGATAACTTTGTGGGCATGGCAGCGGATATCATCCAGTACATCCTTACCTGGTGGAATGAGGTTCTTCTGCCTTTTATCAACTGGATCGTTCAAGTGTTCGGGCCGTACTGGGAGAAAATCTTCGAGGGCGTTGTCAATGTGGTAAAGTACGTTGTGCAGCGCATCGGCGACAGTATAAACATCGCCATCACTCTATTCCGCGGGCTGCTGCAATTTTTCACCGCAGTGTTTCGCGGGGATTGGGACGGCGCCTGGGAAGCGGTGCAGAACACAGTCGTAAAAGTGTGGGACGGCATCAAAAATGCCATCCGGAACACGGTGAACGGGATCATTGACATCGTGAACGGCATGATAGCGGGCATCTGCGCGGGCATCAACGCGATTTTGCGGGCCGTGAGCAGTGTGGCCGGAAAGCTCGGATTTGATATCTCGCCGCAGGTAACGCCGCCGCAGATCCCGCACCTGGCACAGGGCGGGTACGTGGCAGCCAATACGCCGCAGCTTGCCCTTATCGGCGACAACAAGCGCGAGGGCGAGATCGTAGCTCCAGAGAGCAAGATCGCGGAGGCCGTCGCCGCCGGAATGGCCGGGGGACTGAACGGCGCGGAGCTGCTGGCGCTGCTGGGGCAGATGCTGGAAATTCTTCGGGCGCTGCTTGAAAAAGACGAAAGCATCACCATCGGAGACGACACCATTTATCGAAGCTACGAGCGGGGAAAACAGGCGCGCGGACGGCGCGTTGTGGGAAACCCTGCATTGTTATAAGGAGGCGGTATATTTGGCATGGATCGAAACGGCGGGCGGCATTGCTCTGCCGCCTCCTGAGCTCGGGAGCTGCGGCGTTACGATCTCCACAATGGTGGACGGCGCACGCAATGGGAACGGCGATTTCATAGGGCAGGTGGTGGGCGACGACAAGCTCAAAATCGAGGTCTCGTTCGGTATGCTGACACCGTCGGAGATGCAAACGCTGCTTTCCCTGTTCGACCGCAAGCGCGGCGGGAAGTTCATCAACACCTTTCGTGTGTTCGACCCCCGTGTGAATGATTTCGTATACATGGACATGTATGTGGGGGACCGGAGCGGTACGCCCGTCCGTATCGACGCCGCACGGTGGCTTCCGGGTGCATGGAAAAGCGTCAAGGCGAATCTGATCCAGGTGTAAAAGGAGGCGGAAGGATGTATCCAGTATCTGCGGCATACCGGCACGCGATGCGCCGGCAGGTGCGCGACCAGGGATATGTACGGCTGCAGTTCGGCATCTTTGATGCCAGCGCACCGGGGGACGCCGCGGTAACGGTACCGCCGGGCACATGGTACTCGGACGTTTCGGTGCTGGATGGCGGAGAAAGCCCGGTGCGCGTGAGTTATGCAACCTTTGAGTGGGACCGCATGCGGCTGGACGGCACGCAGCGGCTGCTGCCGGAGAGCGGCGCGGAGCTTGCGGCGCAGGGCTTTGTGAGCGCGGCGCTGTGCGGCGCGGACGGCGTTTTTGCATCGCCTCCGGTGGTAAGCGTGGCGTTTGGTACGGTGCATTCCATGGCAGGCCTGACGCTGGATTTTGGGGACTGCGTGCCCGCGCAGATCACGGTGCGGGCCTATACGGCCGGCGCGCTTGCGGACACATTCGTTGTAACGGACGCGCTGGAGCCGTATTACCGCGGGGAGTTCCTGCTGGAGGATGTGGACGCGCTGGAAATAAGCTTCGACAGGATGCGCGCGCCGTACACCCGTGCGCGGCTGAACGAATTGCGGTATGGCGTGGGCTATACGTTCGGAAACGATGAGATCATCGAACTGGCCGAGAAGCACACGGCCTCGCCGCTTTCCCTCTCGCTGCCTACGGCGTCGCTGTCCTTTACGCTGTACAACGAGGAGGGGCGCTTCTCTGTGGAGGGCGGCACGGCGCTGCAGCGTTTTCTTGCGGAGGGGCAGGACGTTGCGCTGTCCTACGGGCAGACGCTGGAGGACGGCCGTGTGGAGTGGGTGCCGACGCACCCGTGGTATCTGGACAGCTGGAAGGTGGACGGCATCCGCGCCTCTTTCACGGCCTTTGCGCTGTTTGAACGGATGGGAAAGACAACGTATGAAAAAAGCGTGTTTGGCGACGGCGGCAAAACGCCGTATGTCCAGGGACGGGAGGAGTTGGAGAAGGTACTGGCCGATGCGGGCGGGTACTCTTACCGTCTCGGCAAATCCGTGACGCGCTGGATGCTCCCGCTGCCTGTCGCAACACACGCCGAGGCGGTGCAGCTGCTCGCCAACAGCAACCTTGCAGCACTGAGCGAAGCAAGGGACGGCGCCATCGTGACGAAGGCGCCCGGAGCAGGGATCACGCTGGCGCCGCTGACCTTTTCCGCGCCCGCGCATTTGTCGGAGCAGGCGGCGTTTTCGAGCGATGCGCTGACAGGGGCACCGGGCGCGGAATACGCCACGTTCGAGCAGGACTTCATGCGGCTGGACGGGACGCAGCGGATGGTACCGGACAGCGGAGGCTATCTGCCGGGCGAATGGGTATGGGAGGACGTTGCCGATGCGTCCGGGGCGTTCCCGGAGGGGAAAACAGCCGCGTTCGGATACATAGGACGGGATGCAAACAACATTGAAGAGACGGACAACTGCGCCGGCGGCGTGACGGTGACCTTTGGTCCCGGCCCGCTGCCGGAAAAAATATATGTGTATTCCCGCAGGGCAGGAGAAGCCTGGACACAGCCGCAGGAATATACGCCATCAGCTCATACGGAGACGTTTGAGTTCCCGGCCGTGCCCGCGTGTTCCTGGCAGATAACCTTCGGAAAATGCGCGCCGAACCGGAGGGCGCGGCTGCTGACATGGCGGCTCAACGGTGTGGATATGGGGGCCGAGGCATACGGCGACCCGAAATACGAAATGAAGCCGCTGCTGAAAGACATCACGGCATATGTCCCGCTGGTGTCCTATTTTTCAACGGCGGCATCGGACGCGCAGCGCAGGGAGATCTATTCGGGAAAGCTGCCGTCGGACGGGCAGTGGAACCGCATCGAGCATGATCTGGCGATATCGCCGCAGCTGCGCACCGATGACGCCGGCGTAACGGCGGAGGCGAGGCACTACGGGTATGTGTCCTATGTGAAGTTTACCGCATCCACGGTGCATGACGTAGAGTTTTCCATCTGGAGCAACGGGTACAACCTGACGACGCTGGAACGCAGGCTGGATGCGAACCCGCGCGGGGAAACGTTCGACTGGGAGAACCCGGTGCTCGTGCACTGGGTGGACGCAAACTGGCCCGGGTTTCTGAACCAGATCCGGGAATATTACGCGGCTCGGGTGGTGACAACGCTGGAGACACGCGGCGACCCGCAGTATGACGTGCTGGACGTGCTGCCGCTGGAGGATGGCACATGGGGCGTTGTTGAGAGCATCGAGACGCGCTTCAGCGGCGCGTTTCGCGGGACGATGACGATACGGAAGGAGCGTGGCGTGAATGAAGCAGCCGCCGATTAAAACAAAAGAACTGTCCGGGAGCACGGTGCAAATAGCGGACGGGCAGAACTGGGAGATCGCGTCCATCACAGCCTACGGCGAGAACGCACATGGCGGTACTACGGAGGCTCCTGTGGCGCTCACGGGTATATCGTCGGTTACTGTGAACGATGATGTTACCGAGCTGCCGATTCCGCGCCCGCTGCGGCGTGTGGGAGATGTCAAGGATAAGTGCGTCACGCGGCAAGAGCATGAAGGCGTCGAAAAGCTCGTTGTGACGTACAATGTGGGCTTTGTGGAGCTGGATGGGACGGAGGATGTCACATTCCATGATTACGGAAACGGTAAAAGGCTGTTTCTCGATTTAAGCCGTAGTGCATTCGGTCAATATTCACTAGAATTTTCACACGGCGAGGTTGGTGATACGCCGACTATTGCGGGTGGCTTGGCGGCAAGTTTTAACGCGTCGGCGCTATATCGCTTGCAAATCATTGGTATCGCCGATACATGGACAGCATTAGGCGTTACAGATACAGCGACTGCGAAAACATGGCTTGCCGCTCAAAAAGCAGCAGGCACCCCCGTACAGATAGCCTACCAGCTCGCTGCGCCGGAAGTGTACGCCACGGACCCTCTGGACTTCGACAACGCAGCCGGGCCGCTTACCGTCATGACGGACGGGGAGGTTGAGGTGACGCTCACGCACCGCATGTTGACGCCCTACACCGCATGGACGATTCAGTACGATTCTGAGGGGGAATATACGGGAGACTTCTTCAATGTAGAGGACTACGACCGTATCAAGCAAAATATCGAATACCTGCGGGAGTATGCGTATTTTCTGTATGGCGGTTTTACCCTGCGGGGCATGGTGGCTGTAACGGTGGAGAGCTATGGATATGCCTCCACCATCGACGCACTGGACGCGAACCTGGAAGCCATTGCAGCGAATACGTTCCGGCCGCCCGACATGCTGCCTGTGAAGCAGTGGCGCGGCAACCAGCCGCCGCCTGGGGCCGACGACTGGAACCGCATCGAGAACACATGCCTGCTGCTTTTTGAGCAATTTGAACGGCAATTTGCGTGCCTGCCGAAGCTGGCATTTGAACTGAAAGGAAGTGCATTTTGATGGCGTTGAAAACGGATTACAAGGATTACATCCCGCCGTCCGGGGGCCGCAAGTATAAAATTACGGCCAATTCCGATGGTTCGTCATCCGTTGAAGATATTACCCAATATCAGCAGGTCGGCGATACCTGGGGTGCGGAGGATATCAACCAGGTGAATAAGCTGGTGAACGGTGCGGTGTATCCGAACCTGCTGGACAACAGCGATTATAAAATTGCTCAGGCTGGGTACAACGGCGCTCACGGCAACACAGCATACTTGTGCGACCGATGGAGTAAATACCTTGTTGATGGCA